TTTTGTGTTAGCTGACTCTATAGAGGAGGCATTGGAGTTTACTTTTTCTAGGATGCCTAAAGAAGGTGAATTTGGACATAGGTTTATTAAGTTTACAGAAGCTGTCGGCCCTGGTCCTGCAGCACTTACCCCTTTCTTAGGGGGAATAACAATTCCTAACACTGTCATGTTACCATTTTCTAGGTTCATGGTTAATGCTTTAAAATTTCAACACGACTTTTCTCCCATTGGAGCAATAGGAGCCATGCAGAAACGACACACTGCTGGTAAGTTAAGAGACGCCGCTAAAGCATTAAAAAGAGCAGGTAAGCTAGATGAAGCAAGTGAAGAAGCTAAAAAAGCTGTAGCACTGGCAGCTAAGGCTAGGGGAGAGTTTGCAAAATCTACGATGGGTACTGCTGCATTTGCTGCTGCAGTGTATCACAGATACAATAACCAAGATTTAAAATTCTATGAGTACAGACGAGAAGATGGAAGTACCGGTGACCTTAGACCTTACTTCCCATTAACTCCGTACTTAGCTGTAGCTGAATTGTTTGTTAAAGGTACACAGGCACTTGCAGACCCTGCTAAAGGCTTTAAACATATGGACCTTCCTGCTATCATTGCGGGAATTACAGGAGTACAAGCTAGAACAGGCGCAAGTTCTTATGTCCTTGAAAGAGCATCCAGTCTTGCGGATTCGATATTGAAAGGTGAAGACGGACCACGAGAAGAAAAATTTAAAGAATATCTCGGAAAGGTAGCGGCTGAATATGCGGGAAGTTATATTACCCCTGCTCGTATCGTTAGAGATATTGTAGCTGCATATGACACCCAAGAAGCAACACTTCGGGACGCAAGCCAAGCAGAGGGCAGGTTTGATAAAGCATTTATACAGACGATTGCTAGAAATGTACCTTACGCATCACAGTATTTGCCTGCTTTACAGAGTCCCACACGCTCTGGTGATATATACCGTGAGCGTTCTTTGGTAGGGCAGTTGGGACTTCCCCGTATTGAGACTGCTCGCAATCCTGTAGAAGAAGAAATGGTACGTTTAAATATTCCTGGCTACTCAGTACGTGCTAGAACAGGCGATGCAACAGCAGACATGTATGTAAATACTCGTCTGGGAGAGTACGCAGAGGAGCATGTTTCTAGGTTAGTTACTTCTCAGCGTTATCAAGAGATGACCGACGTACAAAAACGTGCTGCACTTAGGAATGAACTCACACGCATGAGGGGTATATCTAGGGACTTAGGGGAGTACGACCTAAGACAAGAACGCTCTGGTGCGGAGTCTTACAACACACCCTTTGATAAAGCGAAGTTTAATAATTTAAATAGCAATGAACTCAGCTTAGTTCAAGAATACTACAAGACAGAGTATGGTAAAACTGTTCAAGAAATGGCAGAAGAAGACCCTTACGTAAATCACTACGGTAGGGCTGCTGAATTAGGTCGTAGTCTGAACAGGGGGTTATAAAAAAAGCTGGCAATCTATATGATATACCAGCTTCTCTGTTTTAAGTAAGTAAGTTACGTATTACTGTAGCAAACTGCCATGTCATACGTGCTCTATGCATGGTGTCATCTATTATCACCTGACCCTCCTAATGTTCCCCGCTCTTTACGAGCTAGTAGTTTGTCACGGTTCTGTGCCGCAATGACAGACAATGGAATTTCTAGGTCACGTGCAAGTGCAGCACAATACCAAAGCACATCTCCCACCTCGCTCGCAATTTGTTCCCGCCAGTCTTCGGGTTGTTTATCTGGTCCGTCCCTGACAACCTTCTTGACTTTGTTGGCTACCTCACCAGCCTCCCCTGCCATACCTAATGCAGGGTAAAGTATCTTGTGTGTATCAGGATAGATAGCAGTCTGTATTGCTAACTCTTCATACTCGGAAAACTTCATTCCTCTATACTTCCTCTCTAGCCATTCATCAATTTCTTGTTTCAGGTCCATCGGCATTGTCCTTAAATGCTTTGATAACATCTGACGAAAATAGTTTCTGTATATTCAACAGATACATACGTGCCGCATTATTATCGCCGCCTGATACGGACCTTTTATAGTCCAGGTTTTTAATGATACGTTTCAAGCTCTTAGTGTCAAACGCTAATGTAGCAAATATTTCATCTCCGATACATAGGTTGTGAAACCAGTAGTCGGACTCAGTGGCATTGATACCGCTGGGCTTACCATAGCACTCATACTCGATAGCTATGTTGCCTGTGCGCTGCCACATATCTCGTTCTGATTTGACTTCAATCTTTTTATTCTGAAGCATGTCAGCAACAGCTTTCTCCCGTACCTCTCCATACTGTAAGTCTAGGTCGAACTTTTTACGGTTCTCAATACTAGGTTTCATCTGTTCCATTTGTCTCGCCTTTCATTAGCGCTTCCCAACTGTGTGGGAATAGGTGTTTACAATGAGCAAATATTTGCTGTGCGATTTCTTGTACCTCAAGTTGTGATGCCTTGTCAAGTCTTAATTGACAAATTCTTGCAAATGCGTACAGGCTACCAGACCAGTACCATTCTGTGTACATGTTCTGAGGCAGAACCATACGTGCCATCTCAGGTGCAACATCCTCTTTGAGTAGGTTCTCATACGTCTGTTTAACAAACTGCATAGTTGCAGATATGTTGTAGTCCGTAGTGTTACTGCTGCTACCTTGTTTTACATTGTCTGCTCGTAATCTCCACTTCTTTGGTACGTAAAAGTCAGGTTCATAGTCTACATATCTACGTGATACCTCGTTCCATGCAAGTCCGACTTGGTGTTTGCCTAGCTGACGTGCCACAAAGATAGGCGCTTTGATACGAAACTGTACAAAAGCATGACTAAAAGGTGACCAATGTTTGTGCTTGGCTAGATAATGTATTAACCGTATGTCCTTGTCAGACAAAGACGAGGATACCTTATTGAAAGACACCCTCGCAGCATTAACAACAGTGAGGTCTGACCCCATGCTGTCAATTAAGTCAACTTTCATCTGTGCTCTCGTTCTTCTGCTCTCTTGTGTAAGCTAGTCTTGTAATCTCACTGCGAGTAAGACCGATGTCTTTCAGTTCTCTATCTGTCAACATGTTTAACTCACGTATAACTGCACGAGTTCTCCGCCAATCCACCATATATCGGATAAAACGTACAATGTATGATTCTAATATCTTATGTTTCATTACTCATTCCTACGATGCTTGTATGTCCACTATCTCACAAACACCTGCAGTACATGCTAGCTCACGTCCCCCAGATGTAGTGTCTTCTTTCTCAAACTCTTGAAGTGCATTCCAATCTATTGCTTTTGGCATACGTTCTTTAAGTTCGATATATTCTTCTTCCGTAATGTCCTGATACGGAGCTTGCTTATACGTGTGCTCACTAAAAGGTAGGAAGCTGATGCCTGATACTTCATCAAAGTTCTCATACACCCATGCACCTACGTCCATCCACTCATCTTCTTTAACAGAGATAGTCACAGATGGCTTGTGCTCACACCAATGTTGCTGATACTTCAGCCACAGTTCTAGCTGCTCGATGGCAGTAGTATCTGTCCTACAAATGGCACTACTAGGTGACTTCATAGGAAAGCTAAAGACTGTTGTGCTATCCGGCTTCATAACGTCAGGCTCACTCGGAATACCCTGCGAAATCATAAATTGAGTCAGCGGGTCTTTATTGTCTCCGCGTACCGTACGGACATAGAAAGGGTTGTGACGTGCATGGATACCTGACGCACTGTCAACGAGCTGTGAGACGGTCCCAGAGGGCTTCACGCACGTTATAGCAGCCGATTGTGCAATACCTAACAGCTCTGCCATAGATTTGTTAGTATTTACTGCTACATCCTTCAATCCTTCTAGCAATTTATCAATATTCATACCGATAGTATGTGACTCACCAGACATAAGTGCGTTGTCCATAATACCTGTCAGAGATACACCAAGTAGACGCTCTTCTTCTGTGTTCTTACGCCAAACACTGCGGATATATTTGAAGTCCGTCAATGTAGATTGGAACGTACCAAGTATTGTGGCTAGTCGTACCTTTTCTTTCAGAGATTTCTCATTGTCACCCTCACGTACTACCACTTCCGATAGGTTACAGAACTGATAAGGCCGTAGGATAATCTCACTACACGGATTGCAGCCGAAGTTCCAATCGCTATCACGTCTACCGTTCTTAGCAGCCTGCTTCTTTGCAGACTGACGGTTGAACATGCCACGCTCACCAGACTTACTATCATACAGAGACATCCACTCACGCATGAATGTACCCATCTGTGGCTTCTCTTTGTAGGCAACGCTGTTGTTCGCTAGCGCACGTTGCCCTTCGTGTTCCCACCATTGCCCTGCTTTAGCGTGACGCATCTGGTCATCGTTCAGGTTTGATAGGCTGATGAGCGCACTACGGCGTACTCCGCCGACAACAACAACTTCACCAATCTTACACATGATGTCATGGCACTCTATAGGATAGAGCCTACGACCTGCCGCAGCAGTAAACTTTTCTACACAGAACTCGAACAGTTCTTCAAGAGGTGCAGGTCCACTGGCACGTCCACCAAATGTTTTAAGACGCGCACCAGCAGGACGAACTTCACTTGTATCCCACTTAGGTATCTGCCCTGCGTACAGCAGAGAGATAAGTTCACGTAAAGACTTAGCCCAGCCAGGACGAGAATCACCTACCTTGATAATGGTATCGGTAGGATGCATGTCTTCGTTTACAACAGGCAGCTTGTCTACATTGCTACGCTCAACAGAAAAGCCTACACCCGTACCGCACATAAGAATGTACATAGTCTCGTCAAAAGCACGAGGGTTATCAACAGGTACGTACGAACAGTTATATCCACCAACATGGCAACGGTCTAGCGCTGGACCAGCAGTCATCAATGCTCGCATACTCGGCATGATGTCCTGATTAAGTACAGCCTCTTCGAGCTCTACACGTACACTATCATCAAGCGTGTAGTTATGCTTCTTCAAAAGATGATTTGATATGTAGTCAAAGTAACGTGATACTGTTTCAGTCCATGTCTCACGCCGCTGTTCATCTTCCTTCCATCGTGCATAACGAGAAAGAGCAATGAAGTTTTGATAATCTGTTGGTAGAATATTGCTCATGTTTACTCCGTAAGTGTTCTTATGTTACCGATTACGACACCCTCTACATCGTGTAGATACTCACGGATACCGTCCTCTATTTCCATGCCGACATCTCCATCGACAGGTGCTGGATACTCCTCTGTATCCACATCTAGGGTAAGAAATAATTTAACTCTTACCATCGCCATCTACATCCTCCACTTCTTCAATTAGCCTGTCTAAATACCAGCTAGCTTTTTCCAGGTCTTGTCGTGCGTTGGCTTTGTATCTGTACCGCCAGAGATACTTCATTATATTACCTTGTAGATAATACTCGAAGCCTTCACCTGTGGCAGCACGAATGGCTTGTATGCACTCAATGCCATCTTTGTTGTAGTGGGGTGGGTGATTTACCATGTCTGTCATAATATATCCTAGTGCATTGTACGGGGTGTGTTAAAGTGTAGTCGAATTACATTACCATTTTCGTGTGTAATGTCAACATTATTATTTGCTTCTTCTTCTTCATCATAAGACGACATCGCAAACTCATGTACGTATTGGCGCAAGGATTCATCTTGCTCCATCATAGGAACAGTAGCACACATCATGGTACAGAAATGCATTAGCTGTCCATAACTTTCGTCATCCAGGCCAGAGTTTGCGCTAGCAACAATGCTAATGTCTACTGCTCCTGTCCACTCCCCGTTCTGAACTCCTGGTCTGACACGAATGAGAAAGTCCTCATCTCTTGGTTCAATGTAGTCGTCGTCACTCATGTTCTACTTCCTTTTCACTTTGCTTCCGCTAAATTTAATAAACTTGGGGTGTCTTTTTCTACCCCGTTTCTTGAGCCATTCCTCTGGAATAATTCTATCGTAGTATTCAAAACCATATCGGTCACACCACTGACCATATGATGACTTGGCTCCCTTTCGTAGTTTCTTTCTACTGTTCTCGAAAACAAAACGAATATCTAGTTTCGGATGCTGCTTCTTGATAGCAAGATGCTTGCGTCTATCTGCAGCAGTAAACATGCCCTTTGTTTCAATTATGATACCGTTATCTAATACAAAGTCCGGCGTATAGGTACGGTAGGCTAGGTCTTCCCATTCAATCTTAATGTTCTCGTAACCATAAGCTACTTTAAGTTCATCAAGATACTGAGAGACTTTGTGTTCTAGCCCACTACGATACCCATACTTACGTGCAGCACGAAATGCTAAGTAATTAACCAAAGCTACGCCACATAGAAAAAGGTGTAGTTGTGGAATATCCCATAGCTCGTAGTTCTTCACGTAGAACTTTGTCTGCTTCGTTACGTGCCTCTATCGCTGCTCGTACTCCTGCAGTCTTGCGCTCTCTATACTCCTTACGAAGTTCCATCAGGTGTGTTTCTGCTTCCCTAATCTGTTCAGCAAGTTCTTCCAAAGTAACATCCATTATCTGTACTCCTCTGCTAATTTAATGTAAGGGACCATCTTAGGTTCCTTTGCCTTGGACATAACTGACTCACGTTCCTCAAGAGTAGGCCAACAACTAAAGCGATACGAACAGAATATACAATTCTCATTCAGCACTTCATTACCTGTAGGCTTACCTCTGAATGTCTCAGGTACGGAATCAAAACACCGTTCAAACTCATTGTTCTCAACAGTCTGAACAGTCTTCTGTATATTGGACATCTCCTCATCAATGTCAAGACCTGTAGCAGGTACATATTTGAATTGACCATTGGCTTTGTTTACAACCCACCAACCGCCAGCACGTTTACCTGCTGCCTTGGCATAACCAGCAAGCTGCCCAACATAACCGAAGCTATCTTTTGCACGTAATGCTTCATACGATGCAAACTTATTCTGATAGGACCAGTTAGACGCAGACTTTACATCATCAACAGCACCATCAATAACAATATCGTATGTTCCATTGACTGTTGTATTGTCGTCTACTGCCAGAGATACTTGTTCAGCATCTTCATACTTAACTCCGGCTTCTTTTAATAGACCCTTGAAGACAGCTTCAACAATGTCCCCAAGCATCATGTTCATTATGAATGTAGTAGGTAGAGGCAATGCTTTCTCTGGCTCGTTCTTAGCGAACCAAAGTTGACAAGTAGGTCTACCGATATTCGACATCCGCAGTGTGAACTCATCACGTTTATTGCCCCCACCAAACTGACGCTGCAGCGCATCGGATACATCATTAGCAACTTGTGCTATGGTATCTTTTGACATGGTAGTGTTACCTTTAACGGCACTCTCCATGTACTGATGCAACGCCAGTTCAGCAGGGTGATGCATTATGCTGCCTCGTCTTCTAGCTCAATGCCAGAAGCTCCGTCAACGATGAAGGCGTCGTCTTCGTCATCGTGACTACTAGCTTTCATATCATATGCACCAATGATGTACTCATTGTAGTTTTGTATCCATTGCATGAAGTCCGTGAACATCTCCTGTTCTTTTTGGGTCAGTTCCATAGTCTTCGTTACATCAAGAGATACAACAGGTAAGTAGAATACCGCTCCTGTAGGTATAGTACGTTGCTCTGTAGTAGCTGTGATGATGTGCTGCACAGGCAGACGTTGCATCTTAGCCAACTTACTAAAAGCTGTACCTACATTCTTGAAAGCATCACGGTTATCTATCTCCCATATAAAGGGAGTTTCACCTAAGTCTGCAGCATTACCGCTTGCGTCAGTTGCATTAACTAACTCAACCGTACCCAATAACACACGAACACGTTTGATTTGTTTAATCAGTTCTTGTGTCTTCTCAGGCAGTGCCTTAAAGTCTTGGATATATCCTGCAGGCTTACCACAGTTGAAGCCCCCGTCATTGTCCTTTAAGTCTATGCTTAGACTATCAGCCATGACAGTTTTTACGTAGCGGTTAGGCGTGTCTCCTACCCCACGTATAAAACGCTTGTACATAAAACGCTGCATGTAAGGTCTAATCTTGATAGACTCAGCGTAGTATGTAGGTCCGTCAGGTACTTCCAGTTTATACGTACCGCCACTTACGACTTCCATATTTACTGTCTTACCTTTGACCTCTGCTTCGCCCATTACAGGTGAATGGTTAATGCGTAGCCGTGCGAGTGTACTTGCTTTGTTGCGTTGTGCGCCTCCTTCGTTTGCTATGCCCATGACCTTTGCCATTGCTGCATAGTTGTTTGTATCTATTGTTGTTAGTTCCATTTTATACTCCTACTTTTGAGTGAAAGCTATAGTTTTATCACGACACGTCATGTGTGTCAAGCCAGTTGGGACCAATTTTTGCCTCTAGTAACAAGGGTACATTGAATACCACGCCCCAACGTATGGTAATCAAGTCAGGCAAATCTCTATTAGTCTGTGCAATTACTTCAATTACTGCCCTTTCTTCTTCTGGATGAACGTCAATGACAATCGAGTCATGCACTGTGTTTACCACACATGACTTCATAGTGTCAAGCAATTTTTCGATATGTAATAATGCCACAGGCACAATATCTGCAGTTGCAAATGACTGCACAGGATAGTTCTTTATTTGCGTGAAGTGCGACACTCGGCCTCGTGTATCACGCACTACATTCGGAAAGGAAAACTCCCGCCCTGATGGTGTTGTTATCTTTCTTACATTCAATGCCTCCCTAGCTAGTTTGGTATGCCATCGGGCTACACCTTGGTATTTCTCTGTAAAGTGTTCGTAGTAAGCCGCCTCTGCTTTGGTACGACCATACCCTGTTGCTCCGTATAGTGGAGCAAACGTGTGAGCTTTCGCTTCCTGGCGGCTTGTAGGTTGCCCCGCATCTGTAATAACTTTGCTGGTGTATGCGTGAACATCAAAGCCTGTAGATACTTCTTCAATTGCAACTCCATCTTGTGATAAATATGCAGCAGCACGAAACTCTAGCTGTGCAAAGTCAGCTTCGAGTACCTTACCACCCTCGAACCGAGACACAAACACCTTCTTCA